AAATCATCCGTCTCTAACCAAGTTTCTGAATAACCAGCATCACTCATATCTGATTACCCCACACATCCCAACCTTCTGTGCGTTTTCTTGCAAACAATTCTATTCTTGGTAAATCACCAATAAGATCAACTATTTTATTTCTTATTATGGCTGGTTTTTCAGAATGTGCAGTCAATGGTGCAATAGTTAGATTAGCAATAGAAGCAGATATTCTCTTAGGTTTACCTTTAACAGCTAAGAGGCATATTTCTGGGTTACCGCGTGACCACCTACCTAAACCAAAGAAGAAACCATTACCGCTTTTGTTTTGTTTAACCCAAGTAAAGCCAACAGATTTATATGTGAAGCCCCACGCACTAATAACTTTTAGTGCTTCTGGTAATAATGGGTAAGTAGCCCACATGAATAATACACAATGCTCATCGCTTATGCTTTGTATAGGCAAATCACAAATATCAGTCAGCAACATAGTTTCATAATGATGCTCAGCTGCACCTTGCGGTGGCTTCCGATCTTGATACCGCCAAGGTGGATCAGCATAGATAATTTTGTATTTCTTGTCCGGTAAATTCATTTTGCTCCAATCAAATCACAAGTATGACAAGGCAAATCCTTAAACTGCCATGAGCCACATTGATCACACCGGCTAACTTGGCTGTCTGGTATTCTGTCAAGCTGCTCAACAATGTTTTTGATGCCAACACAGCCACAATCCATGCATTGATAAGCCTTAAAACCTTCTGGCGTATCTAGCTGCTCAAGCCATAAAAACTCAGTCTTGCGACTGCAACCATTACACTTAAATAATGTCATTTTGTGGTATCTTTCCTATTGCCTGCAATGGCAAATAGCACATACCAAATACTGACTATCATGTAATAATCTGTCGTCATTACAGCTTACGCATCGATCCTTTGTTAGTTCAATCGTTACCTTGTCGTTCTCTAGGCGTGCAAGGTAATGACTGCCATCTAAAATTTCTACATATCCCATTTAATCCTCCTCTCTAAAGAACCAACTGCCATTAGCAGCTGTAACTGCCCACTTAGCATTGCATTGCTCACCTTTTGGTGCGCTGCAAACATAGCCATAATACGGCTTACCAGTTTTAGCAGTTCCTTCTTTTAATATCATCAAGCCATGTGTGCATTCTTGTTGTTTAGGTTTGGTTGATAAGGCTTCGGCAACATCACCGACTGACCAAGTTGTTGGTTCGCTTGTTGGTTTAGCATCATCTGCAAATGACTTTCTGAGTGCCATTTCAATAACTTGCGAATTGCCACTCTTGCCATAAATGTTTTTAATTGGTGCATCATTAACCTTTCTCATGTCATCTTTTGTAGCTGTTTTGTCAGATCCTTTAAGCAAGATAATTGCTCGACCTAATGCGCTTGTAGCTGTATCCTCAACATAAAACTTTTTCATGTTTTGGATATAACTCTCTCTTGCGCCAAATGCAATATTGCTAACTGCCGGTGATGTGTCCTTGCTATCTCGCCACAAAGTTGCTTGCACCAAGATATAACCATTGACTGCATCATGGCTTATCACAGATATGTCAGATCTGCCCGATGGGAAGTTAGATATAAACCATTTGTTGAGAGTAGCCACATCCTCATAATCGGCTAAGTTAAATGCCATCATTTACTCCAAAATCATTCTCGTATTGGTCGTGCAGCTCTTGGTATATGACTGCGTAACCAATGATGTCTTTAACACTATCTTTGTGATTTGGAGTTTCTGAGAGCCTTGACACTTTGACAAGCAGCTGCATGAGGCTGACTTGCATAGGCGATATGTAACTTCCATAGTAAGCAGACCACAGCTCGCTGATCCGTTCGTGATTGCTTCGGCTGCTGCCATAAACAGACCCTCTTGGACTAAGGATTTGGGCGCATTCATCTAGGAGTTCAGTTCTGCTTGTCATAATCAAATACTGATTGAGATTTTAACTTGCGAACTTTTTCATAATGTTCATTAGCTGCTCGCCAACCAGCTGATCTACCTGACCAAAAACCACGATCAAAAGATTGAGCCATTATCTTTGTTATTACATACCAACCAATTAAATAACCCAAGATGCTATAAATTACTAGCCAAGGTGCTGTTGTTTCTATCATGTCGCTCCCTACATATACACAGACGATCTGTGCATACATAAAGTATGACCTAAAGCAATGACCTTCGGTTATCTACTTTCGGCGTGTTTTATAACGATTAGATAACGCCAATATCCTCAAGATCATCGATATGGTCATCAATCGTGCGGTGCTTATAGTCTGTTTCAAGCCCCATAAGTCCTTCGGTTGTAGGTAAATGACCCATCTTGATTGACTGGGATCAGCTCTACTTGATGACCTTTCTTGCCAAATGACATAACTACAAATCCCATGTTCCAATCGGCTGAGTTATATTTAAGATATCCAGCCTGTCGCATGTCCATTAAGTGTCCTGCCTCAATGCCCCAAATCGTTGAATAACGCCCGTTTAAGCCCGTTGTATGACGGACTGCACCCTGTCTATGCGAGTGCCCACAAACTACGCTAGATTGCCACTTTTTACTAAGATTTATGGCAGTTATACCGGCATGTTTAGACATGTTGCCTTCATCGCCATGTGCTAAATGAAAACCTTTCTCAAACTCATAAGCCTTGCGATGGTATTTAATGCCTAGACTTGCAAAATCCATGAACTTGTCATAAGCCAATTCAGGTAAGCCAATAAGCGATGGTGCGCCTTTGAGTAATGTTGTGTATAGGCGATCTGTGTGATTGCTGCGAATGATGTCTGTCGTGCCTAAGTCGTAAAGTATGTCCTGCGCTAGTGATCTTTCCTCATCGAGCGTTTCTGCAAATTCTAATTTTGTGCCTTTTGCCCAACGGCTTTGTGAACCCATATCCATTTCATCACCACAATTTAATACAAAATCAAACTTCTCATGCTTTGTCATCTTGATCAAGTTTTTTACAGCTGCAACATGGTGCAGCGGTATTTGCAAATCTGGAACAACCAGATATCTGCGGTTAGGCTTAATCGTCATCCTCATCGTCAGATGGGTCTATGCTAGGAATAATCCCACCATCGCCAACAACCCAATTCGGAAATGTTTTAATTTCAGTCATTAGCCAAAATGCGTGCTCAGGTGTAAATCCTGCTTTCCTTGCAGCTTTGTAACATTCATGCAACGCAATGTAATGCGCATCAATCTTTGTTGGATCAGGAGTTTGGCGAACTACGCGCCGATTGATCTTAGTCCGTTTAGTGGTTTTGCGTGTGTTCGCCATAAATAAATTATCGCTTACTAATTAACATAAACAGATCATCAACACGCGCTTCTAATCTGTTCAACTGATCCTTCATTCTTGAGCCACCATTAGGCTTAAGTTCTTGCAGGTAAGATTTAATAACCCAGCGCAGACCCACTAACAAACTTGTTAATACGGCGCATACGCCAACGGATATACCAACCCACTCTTGTGCGGTCATTTGGCATTAACGCCATAATCTACTTCTTTACCGGAACTTGGATCAATTGCTTTAGCAAGCGGTGCAATTAACGCACCAGCAAGAATTGCAAGTTCTGGTCGAATGTCTGCAACGATTGCCAATAGGACAGTAATACCAGAGGCTGCAACAGCTCTTAGATATGACTTAATTGCTGCTTTGTGTTTCTTGGTTAGTTTCATTATTTGCCTCCTAGTAGTGGGATGTTAAAGAACTCGCCTGTTTGATTTGGTTTGAATGAAACATGGACATGTCGGTGATGAGAATTTATGCCTCTATATTTGCGCCACTTCCAACCCAACAATGGGGATGCAATCTTGCCAACATGAATAATGTAACTAATTCGCTTATCGGTTTTTGCAGCAACTCTAATTTGCTCTGCTAAGTAAATGCTCATTTCAGGCTGATCGCATAACTTGGCATCGACATCGATAGCACAAACTTCACCAGTATTGGGCAAGGGGTTGTGATCGCTTTTAGTGTTTTGGTGCTTTTCGTTTCCGATCCAACCATCCGACTTGCGTGATCTATCGGCAAAACTGTCGTCAATCTGCTCACGCATTTGAACAGCAGCTTTAGATAACCAAGCCTTCATTTAATTTGCTATAAACCTAAAGCGGTTTTTAACTCATCTAAAGTAATGCCAGCGTTTGCCAATTTATTTTGAATAGTTGGTTCTGGCGCTACAATTGTGCCGTTATGATTAGCAACTATTGATTCTGCTTTTGTTTTATCTGAGACTTTGATATCAAGCCATAAACTGCCATCGGCATCAAGACTTACAGAATCCTTTTTATCAGAAATAGTAACGCCAGCATTATTTAACTCTTGTCGCAATTCTGTTCCATTAAGATTTGTTGGTTTATTAAATTGAATCATTTTATGCTCCTAAGTAGTATGCGCCAAGCATGGTTGTATAAGCAACACCTTTATTAGCATTTAGAGTGCCACCAGATGTTTGATATACCTTCAATGAAAAATAATCAGTAGCAACGGCGTTAATGGCTACGCCAACAAACCCACTAACATCAATTGATGAGGCAGGCAAAAATTCATGTTGTGTAATTATAGTGCTATTGTTTTTGTAAACTTCCATTAAACGCCGACCACTTGCAGCGTTATTCCAATTTATTTTAGCAAAAACAAAAAAATAACCATCTTTACCAGTAGGAACAGTTATTCTTTCATTGTTTGTAACATTGTCGTGATAGCCACCAATATCATAGGCTTCAGAATCAAAAGTCACGACAGTTGTTGTATTGTTAGGTATGCCTTGCGCAGAAGATCCATATATCAGAGCACCTGAAAATCCAGCAGCATTAGGAGCAGACCAAGTAGGAACTCCTCCTGCAACTGTGAGCACATTTCCTGTGCTACCAATTCCAAGTCGAGTATTTACATTTGATGTTGAAGAACGATATTGAATATCACCAAGAGTTGTTGCTGGGTTTAAGTTCTTAGTTGTTGTATCAACAGATGTGCCAAGCGTGCGAATAGCAGCTGCGCCATCTTTGACCAGCGCGGTGTCGTCTGGTGTTGTCCAGCCATAATTAGTAGTGGTTGCCATTTTGTCCTATTCTCAGGATACGATTGTAGCGTATTCCCATGTTAATGTTGGATCTATTGTTTGCCATGTTTCAACTATTGGAACAGTATTCCATCTCATCGAGAATTGGCTATACGCCACCGGCGATAAGTTTATTGTCAGGAATAATTCGTTGAACCTAGTGCTCCATGACCAGCCTTCAACATAGCCTTCAAATTCACCATCTGAAATTTGCTCAGGTAGATTTTGCAGGTTAAGTGGTTGCCCCATGAATACGCCTAGCAGATTATCACGATCACTATTGTCAATCTCTGGATTTGTGATTGGAAAGGTAATGCTCTGAAATGCTGGTTGTGGGAAGGCTCGTTGGGCAATATAACGATCTGCCACAGCTTGAGCATCCACAGCTGAGTGCAGGACTGATTGAATGCTTTCGGCTTTATAGCCATAAGTTGCAATTGATGTTGCTGAGGTTGCTGTTTCCTGTGATCCAAAATTATTGCCATAATTAATATACACATCATTTCGAATATCACCTGATCGAGTAATTGTGCTAAGTCCTTGACCTAATGCATGATTGGCATCAAGATCCACATATCCGTTAGTTAGCAAATAGTTCTGCCTGTGATCTGCATCCGCATAACCAACATTCCCTTGATTGTCCTCATATAAATATCCAAATGCTGAGTTAGCAATAAGGCTTGCGATGTTGTAAACAGTATCTGCTTCGGCTGCTCTGTTTTCCATTGTGTAAAGACCCGGAGTGTCAATCTCACCAAGTCCTTGAGTTAAAGCATTAGCCCATATTTCAGTTGCATCATAACCTGACCAAGTTGTAGCTGACGGCACATCATTCCAAGTTCCTGAAAATATGGTAGAAAGTAAAGTGTCAATTTGATTGCCATCCTCATCCTGTGAGATTGTGCCTAAATATAATTCTTTTGCTAACTTAACAAGTGATCCCATTGCAAGGACTGAGTATTGAATAACAGTTGCATTTGATCCAGTTGCGCCAACGCTGACTGTAATATCAGTTATGTCGCCACCAAAGATATTGACATAAGCAGCTGATGTGTCCTTGACTTGCAGACTTAAACTATCGTTAATGTCAAATGGCAAAGTTTGACCAGACAATGCAACAAATGTAATCTGCAAATAAGATGGATTTGGTTGCTGGTAAATATCTGTTCGACCAGCCTGATGCTGAATATCGCTTATTGCAATGTCTGTGTAATCAACACCTGCAACTGTGAGTTTCCAATCGGGTGACCAAGCGGTCATTATCTGCCTACTGTTCCGCCGACTAATAATCCTGCTGATCTTGCTGCGCTTTGATTTAGCACACCTGCCACAGCTCTTGCAGCACCTTCGCCATCTATTGCATTAACTGTGATATTAACCGGATTGCCTGAGCCATAAGTAAAGTTTGATCCGCCTCTAGGAACTGCTGGCAATGATGATCTACCTGCTGATGGTGCTGGATTAGGTAATGCACCGATATTAACTCCGGGAATTATATTAACTGCGCGAATTAACTCATTAGCAAGTGATACAACTAAGCCAATTGCTTCTCTTAAAAATGTAATAAATCCTGAAATGATGCCTGAGATACTTGCAATGGTTCTACCAAAACTTGCAGCACCTTGTTGAGTTTCTGTTAATGCTGCATTTAATCCTGCATCACCTGTAAGTCCTGCAATAAATGCGTTTAATGTTGGAACACCAACATCATTTAAGAATGTAATAAACTTTTCAACTTGTGGCAATAATGCTGTGCCTAGACTTTCCTTTGCCTCATCAAATCCAACCTTCAAGCGATCAATCTTGCCTTGAAATGTTTCAGCGTTTGCAGCTGCTGCGCCACCATAAAGTTCAGATAGTTTTGCCTGAACTTCGGTGAAAGATAATGTTGAGAGTTCGGCTTTAGATAATCCAAGTCCTAACCTGCCAAGAGCTGTTGTATTCCCATCCTGAGCACGACCTAACGCATTTGCAACTGTTTCTAATTCGATGCCTTTACCTTTTGAAATATCTAAAGCAAGGCTTAATAATCTTTGTGCTTCACCGGTATCTTTTGTGGAAACCGCCAATCTCTGCATGGCTGGTCTAAGGCTGTCATCGGCAACGCCAGTCGCTAAAGATGTTTGTAGGATAAAATCCTCAGTTGCCTTTATTTGGTCATTAGTAGCACCTGTGGCAGTCCGTAACGCATTGGCTAATCTAAGTTGTGCAGCCTCATCCTCTATTGCAGCCTTGACCCCATCAACGGCTAATTTAGTGCCATAGGCAACGGCAGCAGCAGCAGCGACTGCAAATGCAGCAGCAGCCTTCTTGCCAAATGCTGAAATCTTTTCGCTGTTAGTTTCAACGGCATTGTCAGCTTGATTTAATTTATTCTTAAGATCATCAATATCTGCAAGGATCTTAAGCGATAGGGTTCTGGTATCTCTTGCCACTTATGCCCACTTATCTAGAATGCGATTGTATGCCGCTTCCCACTTGTTAATCAATTCAGGCTGAATTCTGCGAAGCGTTGGGTAGATAAACCAACCACGCGAACCTCTGCCTTGCCTTCCGCTATATGTAGGAAACTGTTTGAACTTATTAGATC